ACCACCTTGACGTATTGTCAATCATGGCGAATCCCCGAAGAGTTTCATCATCTCCGAGAACCTTCAGCATGTCGGTCGTCTCTGCTTGATACGTTCCCCATGGAAACTCGCCGTTTGGCAAGTTCGGAGGCGGAATGGTATACGCCGTGAGATTTGCGACCGCAAAGCCATGGCTGGCTTGGACATCTGCCCAGTTCCGATTCAGTGTCCTCTGTAACGCAAATCGCATTGTTGATTACGCAGAAGATGTTAGGCTCTGGGTGTAAGGGTTCTTGCGGAACGCGTCCAGGATGTTCGGCTCGTTGCGCTGGACGTAGATGTCCTCCTGGAGAGGCACCACATACTTGACAGAGCCCTGGAGCGCAGCAGAAGGCGCCTGACCGCCCAGAGACAGCATCGGAACCTCGAAGCCACGCGAGTTGTTGAGCAGAGACTCGTCGCGGTGCGTCTGGACGTTGTAGGACTGGGGACCCGCCGCAAGACCACCGGAGCCACCCGGAGGACCCGCAGGAGTCGGGCGACCCTCCGTCGTCAGCTTCATGAACTCCTGGTAGGGCTCCGTGAACGCGCGGATGTAGGAGAGGAAACCACCCGCAGCCGCCTGTGCCGTACCGCCGTAGGCCACAGAGGTCGACTCGCGATCCTGCGTCTTCATGATGGTCGTCGGGTAGATGGCCGCCGCAACCTGCTGACCCACCGCAGTATTGACGTGGGGCAGAGAGCCATCCTTGCCCTCCAGAACCTGGAAGCGATCGGGGCGGTTCTTCTTGACCGGTGCCTGGATACCGGGCTCGGTGATGTAGTGAGCGCCGGGCACGACAACTCCCTCGTAGGTGAGCTTCGGCTTGGTGACAACGCGGATCTCATCCGTCGTCTTGGGAAGAGCGAACTCGCGAATCGCATCCTGCTGGTAGCCACCGGACGGCAGATTGGTGTAGCCGTCGTTCACACCCGGACCCACCTGAGTCTGCTCAATGGGGAACACATTGGCCATGCGCATCGAAGTCACCATTCGAGACTGCTCGAAGTCTGTCTCAACCTGGCGACCCCAGGGAAGACCCGTCGCGGGTTCAGGCTTGAAGAACGCAGGAGCCTCATCCTTGCGGAAGAACGTGTGCTTACCCGAACCTGTGTACGTGTCGAGAATGCCATCTGTTGCGCCGTTGTACATGGACTGCGTCACGCGGCCTCCGAAGAACGGTACCATGTTGTTGTGCCCCTCGGGAGACTGCACAATCGTAACCTCATCCATGTTGTCGAAGATTGCAGGGCTCAGAAACGTCTCCTTGGGGTCAATCTTGTCCTTTTCCTTGACATTTCCGTCCTTCGGCTCCGAGAAGATAGGAGCAAGCGCGTAACCAAGTGCTGCAAGCCCAAGTAGAACCGGAACTTCCATCTTTGTTGTTGAGGCTCTAGATTATTTGCGTTCATACGACTTACATGCGACTCTCGTAAGAAGAGTGTAGCAATCGCTACCGTGCCCTCGTAGCACAGTGGATAGTGCACCCGCCTTCTAAGCGGGAAGTCGTGGGTTCGATCCCCACCGAGGGTGCCAGCCCTCGTAGCTCAGTGGTAGAGCGTCAGTTTTGTATCTCCGAGACAACTGCAGGTCGTGGGTTCGATTCCCACCGAGGGCAAACAGCACTCGTAGCTCAGCGATAGAGCAGTGGGCTTATAAACCATTGGTCGCGGGTTTGACTCCCGCCGAGTGTACCCGGTCTTATAGTATAGTGGTTCAGTACGTGGGATTCTGACTCCCGAAACCCCGGTTCGACTCCGGGTAAGACCTATTTTCCAGCCTTGACGACTTGTTCGTTTCGAACGGCGTCACGGCATGGAGCTGCGGCTTGAAAAGAAGCCACTGGAACGGGAATGTTACTTCCTTCCCCTTCGCGACAGGAACCTCGTATGTCGTCTGCGCCTCTTTACGGTCGAACTTCTTTGTTTCCATCTTAAAATGTGCCAGGAAAACAATGTGGGCACTCTTGCTAGTGCTAATTGTTGTGCTGTTCGTGTTCAACAAGACACGGGAGCATTTCGGATTGGTCGTGGGCACGAGAGATATCGTAACCACCAATACGAAAACCAACGACGGGCTCGAAGTCTTCAGCACGTATCCGAATACCTGCCCTCCGGACAAGCCCGACCTCGACGCAGGACTGTGCTACCAGAAGTGCAGAGAGGGTTTCCGCGGAGTGGGTCCTGTCTGCTGGGCGATCACGGAGAACATCGGAGTAGGCAGACCCATTGGTCTTGAACCGTGTCCCGATGGGTGGTCGAACGATGGTCTTATCTGCCGTGAGCCGATTAAGTGTGGCACGGGTTGGGACTTCTTCAGGAAAGGCTGCTCGGGTGGCCGACTCAGAGGGCGGCTGAACAACGGAGGTATCTGCGACTATCCCGAAGACCGGAACAAGCTTCCGAGTTGGCTTCGAGAGATGGGACAGGAAGAAGAAACCACCAAGAGTGGGAAGAAGAAAATGGTCAGAAAACTGGTCGCAACACACCCCGACCGTGTGGACGGACTGTGTTACCGCAAGTGTCCCAAGAAGTTCCCCAAGCACGTTCCGGGGATGCCGTATCTCTGCTACAAGGGAGAGGGTCTTTCTTATGGACGCGGTGTTGGCAGGGTTCCGAGTCTTGTCCGTGTGGGTCGGGTCTGGAACCCGTTCTAAGACAACATCGAACCCACAACCAGGATGTTTACGATCCAACACCACATCGAACCCCATGTGTTGTCTTTCCAATACGTGTAGACACTCACGCCCAGAGTTCCCAGTGCCAGAGAAAGAAGCACGAGGTTGCGAGACAGCACAAGAGGAAGCAGCAGGAAGAGGAAATAGACCGCAAGAGCCGCGTGGGTGGATGGCTCTTTGGTCAGCCAGTTCCACGAGAGATGTCCGTTGGGTGCCTTGGTCATGCTGTAGTCCTTTTCAGAACCAACCAGTGCCCCGAGAACAGAAATCCCCGCATACGAAAGAAGGAGTGGTTCAGGGGTGGATATCGTCAGAATGGACGCAACTGGCTGAAGCCAGAGAAGTCCAATCGCTGCGATACTTGCCTCTTTGTTGAGTTCAGGGTACGACCAGACGATATATTCGATGAGCTGCATCACAACGATCGTCAACGAAAAGAAGAGCACCGGAAGCGGTATGCCGCGTTGCACACCGATTCCAATTGCGGCCAGTCCCAACAGAAACGACTGCAGAGAAACCTCTGCGTTCCAGCACATTGTTTAACTCGAAGATTAGAAGGCTCCGCTCTGGTCATCCGGACGCCGCGTGTCTCGCGTGTCGTTTGCCACAAACGTGGCTTCCGTGAAGTATCCCGAGCACATTTCCCAGCGCGTTGAGCTATAACTTGTCCAGTCGGTCTCCCACCATGTCGGATTCGACTTGGCGACCTCCATCACCCCCGGGTGATTGACACACTGACTGTAGTTCTTGACGGTTCCTCCGCGGACAAGATTGTGAATCGCGAGCTTGCGGTCAATGTTCTGCTCTCCCTGCCATTCCCCCCAGGTTTGCGCGTCGGTCGATTGCCAGTCCGTCGACCCCTTGGATATCCGCTTCGATATCAGGTTCTTGTTCTGCGTTCGAGCCGTCTGGCTCACTCGTCCACCCGAGGGGTCACCCCACGGAACATCGGTCTCGAGATACATCCATCCGGTATTGGGAAGTCCCATTGTGTCGCCATACTTGAACTCTACGTGCTTACCAGGACCCTTTCGGTAGTAGTACGACGGGGGGTCGTTGGTGTTTCTCCGATCTTCCGCCGCAAGTCGAGTGTTCATTCCGCCCGGACCCGTCGGACCCATCGGTCCCGCTGGACCTTCGGGACCCTGAGGACCCACTCCTCCCGGACCCGTGGGACCCGCCGGACCTGCTGCACCTTGAGGACCTTCTACACCTTGTGGACCCGCTGGACCTACCGGACCCGCGACCGTACTTGCGGGTCCAGCAGGACCCTGTTCGCCTCTTTCTCCCCTGGCGCCCTTCAAACCATACGGGGCACCCACGGCAGATGCGGTGGATGCCGAACTACCCTGAACTGCTTCAGAGTAGGGCGTATTGTATTCGACGAATGTCTCCTTCAGTTCTCCCAGAGGCTGCGTGAACTGTGTTCCGTAATTCCACTTCTGGCGAGACCAAGGAGACACCGTGAACGACTTCAGCGCGTTCTTGTACTCATTGACGGCACTGCGGAACTGCGACTGGTCGGTTCCGGGAGCCGGAGCAGGAAGAGTGACATTTCCAACTGGCTTGAAACCGTAGCAGTTGACACCGAACTTGTTCATCGGGTCGAAGTAGCCACCGTTGACACCCGGACGGCCACAGCGAGTGCGCTTCTCCGGCTGGATCTCGCGCTGAAGTTCGTCCCATGTCGACTTCTGTGTCGGGTACAGCGCCATGCCTCCCGCAGACCAGCCATAACCACACCATTCACCTCCCTTGTTGAAGGCATCAATGACCTGCTCGAGAGTTGCGAGAGTGCCACCGTACGCCGCGCAAACCGCAGGAGCGTCATCATAGGTAAACTGGTTGTCTGAGACGTGGAACACCTCACTGGACTGGAGCCCCGCAGTTAGACCCGTCGTTGAGGTACTCGTCTTTCCCTTGAGAACGTCCTCGCCGAGAATCTTGCGAATGTCGATGAAGTTGTAATAAATCAGCACCGTCAGGACTACTGCCGTCAGCATCCAGAAGACGAACAGAGAGATGACTGAACCGGTGGTAAACAGAATAAAGACGCTCAGCACTCCCAGGAATGCTGCAGATACAAGAAGAATTCCTGCACCCGAAAGACTTCCATCATCCACCGTTGCCGAGCTGTTGACGAGACTGTCCCAGAACTCGCTGAACGAATCGAACTTCAGACCATCGCTGGTAGTGGTCGTCGATGTTGCGTTTTCTGTCGACTTTGCAGTACTAGATCCGGCCGGATCCGTCGTTCCTGTCGCTCCTGTCGCTCCTGTGGCCGACATTCTTGCTTATTCATTGATACGATAATACATCAGCAGACGCATATTGTCGGCCATTGGGAAGTGTTTGGGGTCGTAACTTTGAACGTTCGTGTCGTCGAGGAGATGCCAGGGCTTTCCGGGAGGCAGGTTCCGGCCGTACGTGAACCAATGTCCGCCCGTGAAGCAGACCACCGCGAACAGCGCGTAGGTATGCTCGTTGAGATTGAGAACCGGCGTGTATACCACCGAACCCTCTACCGAGCACGAGTGGAACATGAGAATCTTCGGGAACGACCCGATGAGAATCTGAGACATGCATCCCGCGCCATTGACCTTGCACTTGTCGCAGTTCCAACCCGGCGTATCCGATGGCGTCACCATCTCGACGATGGACTCTGAGACTGACTGCCGGCGGCGCATTGGGGTGACCGACAGCTCAATGTAGGTATCTGGAATCGTCGTCTTTGCCTTGCAGTTCTTGCATTCAAGAACCTTCGCTACCTTGAAACGAAGTAGCTTGTCGAGGAACGGCATCTTGTCGCAGAGTGCGACGATGAGTTCGTGGGAATCGCCAATTCCGTTGCCCGCGGGCATATCGATAGTCTTGATGGCCGAGTAGAAGTCCCTCAACCCCTCATCCCCTCGAGAGCCCCAGATTTCGGCGAGGCAGGTCTCGATGGGATTTTTATCGTCCTCCTCTCCGTCAGCGAACCGCTTCTGGAGGTCGGGAATACGGAAGAGTGCTTGCAGTGCAGCGTTGACCCAGCAGCTACCGCTGGTGTTGCGAAGGCCGAACATCTCTCTACTTGAAGAATGCTGAAAAATCGGTGAGGAACGGAACGGGTTCGTTTTTCGATGAGTAGCTCGCAGAAGAATACGACTGCGAGACTCTGTAGGGATCGGGTATGAGCTCCTGGTCTCCGGGCTGCCGAGAGAAGGGCAGGAATCCCGACATCGGGTCGGTTCCCAGAGATGCGGACGACGGGAGATTGTTCTTGCCGAGCTTTGGTCCAGGTGGAGGAGGACCCAGAAGACCGGGGTATCCGTTACCGCTACCGTTGCCGTCACCCATGTAGCGAGGCATTCCCTGACCCGAGAATGGAGGTCCCCATAGCTTGGTGTCGTAGCCCAGTCCACCCTGCAGAAGACCCCCATCTTGAGAGAACGACCCCGCACCGCTTCCAATCCCGCCGGATCCAAGTCTCGGGTCGGGCACTGATACCTCGACACGACTGTCGCCGGGCATTACGGGCTCAGTAAACCAGTAGTCGATAACGGAAACAAGAGCCGGTCGGCGCTGTGCGGGAATCGTTGTTGCAGCGTCTACGAATGACCGAACCTCGTCGGGAGTCGGCATTCTCTTTCCACTCGGAACATAGACCGTGTCGTAGAATGTCTGCACCTGCGAGATCATCTGATTGACCAGGGGATCGTTGACAGGTATGCCCGCGTAGGTGGCAACCGTTGACCGAAGATTCTCGTCTCCAGTCCCCGGTCGAGACCGAGTGAATCCGCTGTCTGACGCGGTTGTTCCGGTAGCTCCGGTCGCAGCGGCGCCCGTGGGTCCTGAAGGACTTACTCCACCTGTTGCGCCTGTGGAAGCGGGAGGAGGAGTTGTAGAAGTCCCGCTAGTTCCCGTGGGACCCGTGGCGCCCTGTCCTAGCGTCCCGAGGATAGTCTGATATCCCGCAGCGAAGACACTCTGCCCCTGCTGAATGTAGTATGCGCGCAGAAGCTGGACATACTCGGCCTTCTTCTCAAACGGCGAGAGGGTATCTGCGTACTCCGTGATCTGATTCATCGTAATCCGCGTCTGCTCGGCTTCCCAGCGAGGCCAGAAACCTTCGAGTGCAGTTCGTGCTTCCGTGTCTGTCAGAATAGGCCAAGTCCAACTCCATTCCCGCGTATACAGACCCTTTGCGCGTCTCACTTCCTCATTCGTTAGCGGAGGCTTCTTGATTGTTTGGGTTTCTCCAAACTTCTCCTGAATTCCCCAGAACACAAACAGCAGAAGGGCAATTCCAAGAAGAATCCAAATCTTCTTCATTGCTTATTCGAGCGAGAAGAAACGAACCCCTGTCCACGATGCCTCGCGGGGTCTCGGATTTCCAGGGCGGCGTGGACGATATTGCTTCGTCTGTTCGTACTGACCTTCGGGCAGTTCGACTGCCGGACGTTCATCGGCTGGAATGTAGAGTTCCTGTGTGCGATATCCATAGACCTGGTCGTATCCATCACTGGGTTGAAGATTTTCACCTTTGAACCCCGCAAGGGCACCTGTCGTCACAAGTTCAGCCTGCTCTCGAGCTGCCGCTGTCCCTTCTCGGCCGACCCGGAATCCCGTTTCGATGATCTCTTTGATAGCCTTGTGATTGCCGTTCGGAGTTCCCACTGAATTCTCAGGAGGATTGAACGGGGGCGGAAGACTGTTCACAAAGTTGTCCACATCGGTCTGCGTCGGGCGAGTCTCTGCAGGTGCATAGACTTCATCGTAGAACCGCGTAATCACCCGAATGTAGGCTTGGTCATCGCTGTTGATGGGAGCCGTGGAATCAATCTTGCTGTACCACGCAGCGTCTCGCTTTCGGTCTCCTGTCGGACGCGTCACAGGTGAATCGGGGTCTTGGTACATCTCCCGGAAGGAGAACGCGAACAGCAACAACGCGATTGCAAACAGCAACCACAGCATTGTTATACAATCACACAAGAAGAGGACACCGTTCGAGGGGGCTCCGTTGTCTTGGGTTGGGGCTTGCGAAGCGCGTTGCGGTTCTTTTCGGCTTGATCAAGGTCGTAGTCTCCACGAGCAATCGCCTTCTCAGACGACTCGACGCCCTCCCATGTGGGAGACAGCGCATCGTACTTGGCCTGTGCGACTTCATCGCGAGCCTTGAACTCCTTGAATCCCGTTGCAGTGGTATTGCGCTTCGTGTTGTACATCGTGTTCGGTACGGTTCCGCTCCTTTCTCCACGCAGAGCCTTGAGATAGTTTTCGTAGTCCGACAGCACTGCCATTTTCTACTAGTCCATATAAATGTCTCCTGTCAAAAAACCGGAAAGCAAACAAGAAGCGGAGGAGCTCCTCCAGAAGAAGCCTCTTGTTGTTCTGTTCTATATGGAAGGCTGCCCGCACTGTGCCGCCAACAAGCCTGCCTGGGACGATTTGAAGAAGACATGCAAGCTTCCGATGGCTGAGATTGAAGCTGAGGAGACGCCGTCTAGCAGTGGAGTTACGGGCTTCCCAACGATGATTTATATCACGAAGGACGGTTCGAAGAAGTCCATCGAAGGGAAGCGTGGCTCAGGGAAGGAAATCGCGAAAGAGCTCGAACTACCGACTTCCGGGGGACGGAGACACGCCTCGCGGCTGCGCAGCCACCGACGGAGACGGCATCTCCGCCATCGTACCCTTCGCAACTACGTACCCTTCGCTTAGTCTCTTGCCGCTCTTGTCTTCTCCGCGCAGGAAGGCCAGGAGACCCGCGTGGTCGTCCTCGGGGACGGTGTGGAAGTTGCGCTGAGCCTGGACAAGGTCAAAGATGTCCGTCGTATCCATGTAGATGTTAGACGTCTGCGCAAAGGAGTCGTTGACCTTCTCGCGAACATCAATCTTCGTCACATCGTCAGCCGGCGGGCGGCGAGGATTGTCGCGAATGTCCACCAGAGACGCGTTCATGAATGGGTTGTCAGGAGTCGGCTGGCTCTTCTCCTCTCCAATGTACGAGCTCACGAAGGACTCGGTCATTCTCTTGGCCTTCGGGAAAATCATGTGGAGAACGATCGTCGTCACCATCACAAGGGGAACCAGGAGAAGATAGAGCGGATCCATCGAGGTCATGAACAGAAGAACGGACAGATAGACTGAGAACCGTACGACTGCGTTGAGTGCCTCGGGAACGGACATGTTCGCCGTGGGCACAAACCGGTACCACGCGTCCTTGGCAAAGAGGACGCCGGGGTCAAAGTACCAGAATGTTTCTTTCATCTCTTATCCTTACTTGCGAGCTTTTTGCTTTCTCTGGAGCCGAGCAAGCATACGAGCACGCCGAGCATCAGGGTGATTCGAGAGAATCTGAGCCGCCGTGTTTCCCGTCCGTTCTCCCTCCTCGCCGATGATCATCTCGTTGAGGTAGCGACCGAATGACGACTGGAACTTCGCGCGAATCGTCTCAATCTCTCGCGAAATCTCCTGCTGGTTAATCTTGCCATTGCGAATCTTCTCCTCGAGAACAGCCTGCGCACGCTCCATAATCTGCTTGATGACCGGGCTGTCCTGCGGGTTGCGAAGAACCTCGAGCATCTGCTCGGGATTTTCGAGATCCACTCCAAGGTCTTCCAGAGAGATGTCCTGGGCGATTTCGCCTACAAGACCAGCCAGTCGAGTGTTGATGACGAGGTCGAGCATCTCCTTCAGCGAGTCCTTCGTATCCTCGTCGTTGAGAATCGCGTCCAGCTCGTCGGCGTGGCTTCCCGGGAACATCGACTTGACGGACTCGAGAATGCGCCCGAACTTCTCCTTCGGGTCGCCATGCAGAACCGCGTAGATGAGGGCGGTCTGAAGCCGCGACCACGCCTCGTCGGTACCATCCCATTCAACCTTCATGCCCGGGAAGATTTCGACTTCCGAGAGCAGTGCATTGTCCTTCTGAATCACTCGCAGAACATGCGGAAGCAGCACGTTCTCCAGGTGGGCGTAGAGTTCGTCGGAGGGGCGAGGCCACTTGGTCTCCGGATCCTTGTCCTTGAAATAGGACACGAGTTTGCGCAGATGTTCCATGACTTGTCTTGTATCCTTGAGATGATGTAAATTATTAGGACGCACGATTGCCGGCGCGAGACTCGAACCGCTTGATCTGCTCGTCCGTGAGGCAGACGCAGCCTCTATCCGTCGAGAAGGGCGACGGGCAGCACTCAGCGCCAATCTTGTTGTTCTGGAACTCGAAGAGCTCATTGTCGTTCGCCATGTCATACGGTCTCTCGGGGACAGGCTTGGGCTCTGAGCCCAGCAGGGGTGGCGTGCCATTGTAACCCGCGACACCCGTCGCGCCCTCGACCGCCTGCATATCGAGAGGCATGCCCACCTCGCGCTGCTTGAACGTCTCCTTCGAGCTGGTCTCATCCTCAACCGGCTTCGCAGACACGACCGGAGTCGACCACTGCAGGAACAGCCCCGCCAGAATCGCCGCGACGAAAAACATGATGAGTACGGTCGTCTTCTTCATCTCTTGCTTTATTCCGCGACAAAAACGAATCCAAGTGCCGTAGAGAATTGGATTGTACTACAATGGACTTCAACTCTATGTCTCTCAACGAACTGAAGGCGCACTGCGCCAAGCTGCCGAAGGGTCGCCGAATCAAGCACTACTATGTCAAGTCACGCGCAGAGCTCTGCTACCTGCTGAGTCTGCCCGAGCTCCCTGCCGAGATGCAGGTGGAAAAGCTTACGATTCATGATCTCCGAAAGATGGCCAAGGACAAGAACATCCGCGGCATCTGGGGTCTCAACAAGAAGGAACTACAGAACTTGCTGTTTCCCGAGAACAAGGAATGGGACACCTCCACCCTGTCCACCCTGTACGAGGATGAGCAGGATGAGGATAACGCACAGAAACATGATACCCCACAGAAGCCCCACGCCGAGAAGGTAGGGGTAAACAATATCGAGTAGCTTCGCGAGCAGAGGCTGAACAATCTTCGAATGAATAGTGTCTTGAACCTCCGAATCCTTCAAATGGGAAAGTGCGTCGTCAAGAAGTGCCGTCACGACTTTTGCCATGTTGAAATTTGTCTTCCAGAACATATAAACACATCATGAAGCTATCGCAGCAGAAGATGGTGCGACTTGGTATGGTTCTTGCGGGCATCGTGGTTCTCTATGTCCTGTTCAATTCGTATGCGACTGGAAAGGCCGTCCTTGTTGACAAGGCGGAGGAGCTCGGCGGCACGGGTCAGCTTGCCCCTCAGTCTGACCAGGGTCCCTACATGACGCTCCCCCACGGCGTCGCGGGCAACGCGGTTGCGGTCTCTGGCCTCCAGGGTCGCACGCCGTCGTCCCAGCAGACTTACTCCGAGACCACTCTGGGGTCGTCGGAGCTGCTGCCGAAGGGTGAGATTGGTGCCTCCTGGGCGGCCGTCAACCCCGTCGGCGCCGAGGACCTGAAGGGCCAGAACTTCCTCCAGGCGGGTTACCACTCGAACATCAACATCGTCGGCATCTCGCAGACGAACCGGAATGCGTCCTGGGATCTCCGCTCGGAGCTGCCGAACCCGCAGTCCAAGGTCGGTCCTTTCCTGAACACGACCATCGACCCGGATCCGTTCAAGAACGCCCGTGCGATGGAGGGTCTGTCCGCCTAAACTCTCATAGAATAACAATGTTCCCAGTCGCTGCCGTTGGACTCGCTGCGGCACTTGCTTATGCGGTGGGCTCTGGTCCCCGCAACACACTTCGTATGAACGGTCCGGATGGCCGTCAATACGAAATGCAGAATCTTCCCAACAAGGACAGTGCCGTCGCCCTGATGTCCGAGATCCGCAAAGACCTTGAGAAGCTCTACAACCACTACAAGTCGGAGCCGGCACTCGTCGCCGACCCTCCCGTGGGGCGCTTCATTCAGCGATTTACCCCCGATGTCTTTGTTGAGAACGACATGGGCTCCAAGGACACCTCATACTCCGAGAACAAAGGGCAGCGAATCGTGGTCTGCCTGCGCGACAAGACGAAGCCTCCACAGTATCCTCTGATTGACAAGAACACGGTGATGTTCGTGATGCTGCACGAGATGGCGCATCTGATGACCGAAACTATCGGGCACACGCAGGAGTTCTGGACGAACTTCAAGCGCATCCTGGGCGATGCGGTTCAGCTCGGGATTTACACCCCCGTGAACTACGCGCAGAGCCCGGTTCCCTACTGCGGGATGACCATCAGCGACAGCCCTATCTAAATTTGATTCCTCGATAAGTGTAATGCAGACCGTCCCGTTTATCGGAGACCGGAGAGGAGAGGTCTCCTTCTTTCCCGACGATACGGTTCTCACAGTTCGACAACTTCTTGCTGTGAAAGCCGGTACTCATCCCGACCGCCTCTTCGTGGAGGTTGAGGTCAAGCTTCCCAAGGACTACTACAGTTCCAACCCCAAGCACTGGATGGAGCTCTTTTATCGCCTCGCGTACAATCGCGACAGAGTGACTGCAGATGCGATTCGCAAGTATGCTGAGGATCGCAACATCCGAGTTCCGATTCGGGACTACAGCGGACTCGATTGGGAAGAGAAACACGAAGACCTGGCTATGGTTCTCAAGTCAAGCCGCGAGTTCACCGAATGGCGCATCTTCGGTGTTCCTGCAGAGAACTCGCTTGTGCTTCCGCTTCCTCCGGCTCCGGTTCCTGACTATACGGGGGTGGCTCCTCTTCCCCGCCTACAGAGTCTGGTCGAGACACATCATCCGACCAAAATCACTCAGTTCCGCATCAAGACCTTTACCGATGATCCCGATGAGCCTGTTCGCAAGAACTACTTTCCGTACTATGCACCGGACTCGACACCCGAGAACATCGTGACACTGAAGCCCACACTCGAGGCCGCCCAACAGCATCTGATTGACCTTCTTTCGCTAGACGCACCTGCTCATCGGAAGGTTTCCATCCTTCGCGTGAAATGGATTGTCCCTCTCATCTCGACGCGGTTCAATGCTCCTCGCAGTCGATTCGAACAGATTTTCTACGGTCTGACGGTCTCGAAAGACACTCCCTACATCGGATACTTTACTGCGAAGACTGAGGTCATTCGGCACAAGTTCTATGTCGAGAACCCCGAGACCAAGGAAATCAAGGAGTCGTTCAAGACCATGTGGAAGGCCTGGGCGAACAAGACTCAGCCGCAGCGCCGCCGTCCGACTCTCCTTCTCTACCGCGGCAAGTCGCGGACGAACTTTGACCGAATTGCGATTACCGACAAGGACATCATCTTCTCGGCAGAGCGCGACAAGGCATCGACAGACACCGTTGACAGCATTCGCAAGTCTCTGACTACCTGGTTTGAAAGCCTCGATGCGGTTGTCCCGTTTGTTGTGCCGGAGGACATCGACGAATCGCGCTGGCAGCTGGATACTCTCAATGCCATTTCGACATACGAGCGTTCCCTGGAGAACATCTACGAAAAGCGCATTCCGTGTCTGCAGAACGTGTTCAGCTACTACAAAGACACCTTCCGTCTTCTGCGAGCCGAGAATACTTCCGATGACATCTCTCCTCTCGAGATTCAGGCCTATCAGATTCTGTCACAGGACGATGTGACTCCTAGCGCAGATCTGCTGCGCGAAGAGCTTGGTCTGACAAGCGAAGATGCCGAAGCCCTGTTCTCGAAGATTTCGTCTCTGGGCGATACGTTCGACATCGAGAAGGCTGCAAAGTCCTATCCAGTTATCAAGTTCCAGGGCAATGAAGTGATTATCAAGTTCGTGGCCAACATCGAGCGGACTCTGAAATACGCAGACATTCTGCGGTACATCATCTCCTCAAACGATGACGCCGATGTCAATCGAGTATGCCCGGGAACCGTGGAAGTTGTGGCGCCGGTTGTCTCTGTTCCCCAGGAAGAGATTGCAGATACCGATTACGATGCGAGCAATGCGGACTTCCTTGCGGGGATTGATTTCGGTGTCGGAGCAGAAGAAGCTGCGGCCGACGTAGCCCCGGGCGGTGCAGCAGCTGCGGGACCGAGTCGTGTCATTGCGGTTGCTCAGAAGACCGAGTCGACCTTCAACTATTTCAACACGCGGCTTCAGAAGTTCGATCCCCGTACGTTTGACCGTACCTATCCGGGAGAATGCGAGCGCAATCGTCAGGTTGTCGTACTGACTCCCAAGCAGCAAGAAGACATTCGCCGCGAGAAGGGAGAGGTCTTTACCTACTCAGCTCGTCCTAACAGCGAGAAGCTTCCTCTCACAGACCCCGATGGCCTTGCGATTTGCCCGCCGTATTGGTGCATCTACGACGAGATTCCTCTTTTGCCGCCGTCTGATCCTCCCGAGCCAGGACAACTCGTTCGCGGGGACGATGGTGAGCTTCGCTGCCCGATCTGCAATGGAACGATACGCAAATCTGACCGCGATAGCTCTGTTCGTGCGACGGTTATCGAACGCAAGACCAATTCTATGTATCCGAACTTCATGAAAGCACTCTCGGCGACCAACAAGCGCCGTCTTCCGTGCTGCTATCGGGTTCCCCGCGCAGACAGCGTCGTCTTGGGTAAGTTTGACGATGTGAACTATGTCCTAGGTCTCGAGCGGTCTCAACTGCCTCCCATGCGGTTTGCGTATCTCGATGGAGAAATTGCCGAAAGACTGCGCATCAAGACGAATTACGACAAGACCATCAAAGTTGGTCGGCTATCTGTTGGACAGCACGATATCTTCCGCGTGGGTCTTGGGCGGCCTTCTAAGACGATGCCCATGCTTCTCAAAATCTCCAAGGAAATCCCATCGCCCCGAGACGCACCCGACAACGTCAAGAAGTGCTCATTCTTCCTGACTTGGAGAAAGCCCTCAACCGAAGGAGCCTCACAGACCGAGCGCATCATTAACGGAATCGACGAGGCCTATGAGTCAGGAGATATGGACATTTTGGACGAAGTCGAATACGTTGCATCTATCCTGCTCTGCAAAGTGTATCGTATCGATCCGAAAACCAAGGAGATGACGTGCGGCTTCTGGTCGGAATACGTGAAGCCCGAAGCAAAGACAATCGTTCTCGTTGGTACGGATGCTCTGGGATATGTATCGCGAACAAAGGGAATAAGCCGTGCTCACAAGCTTGAGTACACTGCCAATATTCGCGCAATCGACGACTTTGAAGAAACGGTCTCGGTTCTCGATGATACCAATGCCAAGGCATGTGCGACGAACCTGCCGACCTACATTGAAACGCTGAACAATGAGATTCGACCCAAGGGAATTGAGGACTACAGCCTTATCCTTGACCCCATTGACCGCGTACAGGCGTTCTACATTCCAGGTCGGGTCATTCTTCCGATTCGTCCCGAGTCTCGGCAAATCAGTGACATTGCGAGCAAGTTCTACTACAATCAGCTGCGAGACAGCCAGCTTCCCGATCCGGCAACTGCGCGGGCATTCCTCGAGGCCACTCGCCATCCGGGATTCAAGATTGAAGAAGAAATCTACAACGCAGAAGGTGACCTCGTAGAGTTCCTTCTCAAGTCTGGATTCCGGTCTCCGGTGAAATACGGTATTGTACGAGAAAAGGGCAAGCCCAATCGGGAAGTCGTTGAGACGATTCGCGCACTCGGAGAGAAATCCCTCCTCGAAGGAGAGCCCAACGAGGATGACAAGACCATACTTCGCGAAGTAACCTACGGATCGGAAATCTACGAGTTCCTTCTGTTCTCTCTTTCCAAGGACATTCAGCTTCCGGTCGATGCCAAGTGGAAGAAGCTGCGCGAGGCCATCGAGTTCAAGAAGAAGGACGAAATCATGGGCGAAGTTCGGGCATGGTTCAATGCGAATGCCTTTACAGCACTGGAAGAGCCGAGCGAGTTCATTAACAAAGTTCGCAAGCCGTGCGGACAGTTCAAGACAGAGAAGAAGTGCGAAAACTCGACTCTCTGTGGATGGCAGGCGACCGAAGGAAAGAAAGGAGTCTGCAGAATCAAAGTCAAGGTCAAGGGAGACGAAGAAATCGCCACGACTCGCATTCTGAATCGTATTGTTACGGCACTTCTCAACAATGAAAAATTACGTATTCTTGTGCTGGACGACCGTATTTCTCCCTTCTTCAGCACAGTTCTCTATCTCGAGATGCCCAATGAACTCATCACCACAGATGTTTAGCAGCCACACAGATTGCGGAAGAACTGCAGCAGCGATGGCATGCGGCTCCGTGCGCGAACAAACAGACCCATCTCATGCCGCAGCTCATCGTAGAGATCCTCGGCATCCGAAACGGTGACTCGACCCATAAGCACAGCCTGGATGAAGAGCTTCTCCTCCGCATTGCGGGCAAGGTCTCGAACCTTCGTCGCAGACATTGCCTCTGCAGAGAGGTCATCACTCTCCGTATCTCGGGGCATGAAGACGATTCGCGGGGGGTTCTCCACGTTCTTCCACACAGGTGCATCGGCGCTGAAGACATCGCCGTGGTCACTTCCCGCAAGGAACGTGATATTGTCGTATCCCCTCTCTCGAAGCCAGTGGTGCGAGAGGATGGGACCGCCGCAGACGGTGGGCTCTGCGCCGCAGTCAATGAACGTGACCCCATACGGGAACATCTTCTTCAGAAACTCGACCTTGGAGGAAGAGCACAGAGGATCCTTCTTCCCGCGAGTCTTGGAGACGAAGACGAAGGCCTCCGAACCCTGATGCTGGGAGAGGTCGATAAGCATGTCAATGATGCGGGCGTGGCCAATGGTAGGGGGCTGGAAACGCCCAGCGCAGTAGATTGCGGACGGCATGTTGGATACCGATCAAAACGAGTTGGCGTTTGCCGATTCGTTTTGGTCTGTTGACCGTGATGTTACGAGACGAGTTTAATAAGACTTGCGAGTCTTGCGACGAATCGACTTCTTCGATCTGCGAGTTTTCTTACGACCCCCGACCGTACAGACGTTTTCTCCCTTCGGGATCCGAAGAGTTGAGTTTTCAAGATATTTCGCCGGGGGCTTGCAGGGTGTCGAGTCATATGTCCGAATGTTCATCCACTTCTTGGCTCGTGGATCGTCGACTGAAACCTGTGCCCCGTCGTATGCGACGCCGATCCAACCGGACGCACCGCCCTTTCTCTTCGCCATTGTCTTGTGGCGAGAAATTTACGCCTTCTTGAAGTGAACCTTGAGGTACTTCTGGAGGTTCAGATAAGTAACCTCAGTCTTGTCATCCACGCGCAGCAGCTTCGCGAGCGCAGCGTTGGGGATGATCCGGCGCTTGAAGTTGGGGTCGAAGCAGTTGTGCGTCTTGACGTAGTCGGAGACGTACTTCGTGACCTCAGTCTGGGAGCGCTTCTCTCCGTGCTTGAGTCCCATGAACGCGCAGAGCTCATCGGAGAGGGGCTTCTGGACGAGAAAAGCATTGTTCGCCCGGCGCGCCTCCCACGCCTTGCGCTCCTCCGGGGTCATCTCCTCCGGGGACTTGCGCTTCTTCTTCTTGGAGTCGCGCTGCTCCTTCTTGGCCGCCTTCGCCGCCTCCTGGGTCTGGCGAACCGCCTCACGCACCTTCGCCGTGAACTCGACGGAGAGCGACTTCAGCTGCTCCGTGAGCGCCGCGAGGAGCGCCTCAGAGGACTGCGCCGGGGCAGACGCGGCCGGGACAACAGACGGCGTCGCGGTGGTCGGGACAACGACCTCGGCCTTGGCGATCTTGGCGGCCTTCGGCTTGGACGCCTTCGCGGGCGCCGGGGCGGGGGCGGGGGCAGCGGCGGCAACGGGGGCAGCAGGAGCATCCTTCTTCGTGGTCTTCGCCATCTTCGTGTTTGTCTTAGCAGCAGAGACGGAGGCGGACATTTCTAACGCGTTGATATGATTATTACCTACCGCGGTCATGTAAATAGCTTCTTTTTCGTTGCCCTGCGACGCATCCTCTTTTGCTTCTTTGTCCGACGACGACGGCCTCCTTCACGAACTCCCATATTGCGCATCATCTCCTCGAGGTCACCGTATCTATTAGGTTCGGGAGGAGGAGCACCTGCGGCCGCGGGCGCGGCTGGCGCCCTCATGCCATATCCGCCCCGAGAATTCTCGACTGCGAGGACGAACTTTCGCATCCGCTTGTTCGCAAGATCGTAGACAGACGTACCCGCTTCATCGGGAAGTCTGCTCGCTTCGAGGTCTGCGAGCTCGATAACGGCATGAAGTTCGTAGTGCTTGTACTGGAGTCTGAATATCTGAGGTTTGTCCTTCACACCTGCAGGGTCAAAGGTAAAGATATACTCGGTTGCCGATGAAGCAGGCGTGACTTTGGCGATCTCCCAATCCCCCTCTGAATATCCGCGCATCTTCATGGTTTTCACTATGCGATCTGCGGTCGCGGGAGAAATCTTGAACTGTCTCTTTTCGGCGTTCGTTAGTTGGAATCCGAGACCTCCTACGTTCAGTGTCTTCTCCAGCTCGGGCGGGGGTTCATCCGCTACAAGAGCCATTTACTTTCTACGCAGTGTTTTCTTGCCTCTGCGCCGAGTCTTTCGCTTCTTCCCACCCAGAAACCCTCGAATCTTCTTTGACGGATCCTCAGGAACACCAGACAGGGCTTTGGATACGACGAGTTCTTTCGAGGCAAGCGATACGCGTGTGGACTCATCGTCGGGGTCTGCCATATTGATAGGCGTTGTCGTCAGAGGTGCTCGTAACGCAACAGACGCGTTTCCACGAGGGATTATATCGGTAAAGAGGAAATTTGGTGCTCCTCTCGTGAGTTTTCCAATGTATGTATGAACCCCGCGATGAGGAGCTCCTACTCGGTTTCCCTCGTCGTCTTCATCAAACCAAGTGAATGGTCTCTCTATCTTGTAGTATTTTCCAACCTCAAGTTGGGCTGCAGTAAGATACTGCGGCATTTGATAGAAACGTGGGATACTTTCGCCGAGTGTACTTGACAATCCCGCGCAGCATCAGCTTGTTCTCGATGTAGTAGGTGCGGTACGCAGCGACGGGATCGGGGTGTTTGTAGATGTCGGGCATGGCCTGGCGCGGTGGTGTTGCGCCAATATCAACGAGACCCGCAGGTGGGTTCTCGCGCAGCCACTGCAAACGTGCCTCGGTCTTGTGAGTCTTGTCGCCGTACCGGAATCGATACTCACGGCAGAGCCAGTGACCGAGATCCGCGAGCCATCGATAGTTCGACAGACTCTCGCGAACCCAGATGGCACATGGGTGATTGGCATGTGTCTTGCGGTATGCATCCTCGGGAAGACCCGCAGGATTCAGTACCCAGTGTGCAGAGTACAGCAGTTGCGCAGTTTCGAGTATCATCTTGACGACATGCTTGTCGCAATGATACTCCGCGGCCTTGCTGGCGATTGCGTGAAGGTAGAAGATGTTCATGGTACAATGTTTGAAAGGACTTACACGAATCACATTCGTTTTAACATCGATGGATTGCGGACAACACCATAAAGGCTACCGAATGCGGGTCTTTTGGTTTCATCAAGATGAGCATAAGCGTGTAGACTGACTGCATGATGTAATGGGGTGTCGAAAGAGACCGAGTCGTCATGATGGCTCGGTTGCAAAACCGCATGGCACTTTGCTTCCATGGATTCGAATTCGGAACAACGGCACGAATATCGTCTGCGAGTAACGAGAACATATAGGCATATTCCGCAGTCGTCAGGCGCATAAACATGGTGACCGGAATGTCCCCATACCCATAATTCTCGAAGATGTGTGAGATGACTGTCCATCGCGATCGCAGTCTCTCATTGAAAATTGTCGATTCGCTGGGAAGAGAAAGTCGGTGCCGCTGCCGGTACGACCACATTGCGTGAAGTCTCTTGCGAACGTCGATGGAAATCCGACATCGAGTGTACGGATTGTCGGGGGATTCCTTCTGCGAACACCACCTCCAGATGGTATCAAATGAGAACCACCAGATATGTCCGTTTTCTTCAAACGCGAAATAGTCAAAGGGGTAGATATTCTCGTCTCCAGTCATAAGTTCCTCTCCGTTTGCAAGGTTCTTTCTGCAGAGAACACCGGGTCCACCCATAGATAACCGATTTCGGACGAGCCACCCTCGAACCGCGGCCTGGATTTTCTGTACATTCTTCTCCTTTGGGGCATTTGCGTCTGCCCAGAGAGTCGGAACCTTACACCGCGCATGTCTTCCACAGAGAGTGTGTCCCTTAAGGGCTGCGGCTTTGCACTGTTCGACAGACCCCTTCTTTCGAACCGAGGCACACAACATGCCCTTTGTTCTGACCTACATTCTTTCTTGAAAGTGAAAACGTTCACGCAAAACGAATCTACAGACTGGCTGAGCATAGACAGTATACCACCAGCTAACATGTCTACCAACGCGATTGTCTCTGTCTCCAACCTCGACATCTCCAAGGTCACCTTCGGCGAGATCCGTCAGAACAAGGCGGGCGGCAAGACTGTTCCTATCAAGTACAACGGTCAGAGCTTCATGATTCGCCTCCCGAAGATTGCCTACCCGATGGGCGTCGCTGTACGCGAGTCCGAGAACGGTACCAACTACACTCTGATGGCTACGCTCAAGGGTTGCGACCCGTTCGTCAAGGAGCGTGCTGGTGTCGAGGCAGGTGAGCTCGGTGCTCTGTACAACTTCCTGCTCGACATCACGTCTCGGCTGCTCGAGACGGCCACGACGAACAGCGCCAAGTGGTTCGGCAAGACTCGCTCTCGGGATGTTCTCCAGGATGTCATGAAGCAGTCAATCAGCCCGAGCGTGGAGAAGGTCGACGGTCAGTGGGTTCCGTCTGGAAAGTATCCGCCGTCTCTCCGGATGAAGGTTCCGGTGTACGACGGTCGGGTCGCGATGGATGTTGTGAACGCGGCCGGCAAGGCAGTCGACATCACGATCGAGAACATTCAGGATGTCTTCCCGAAGCGCGTCGACGCCTCAGTCACGGTCACTCCGTCGGTCTACGTCTCCGGTCAGGGCTTCGGCATCACCTGGCGCGTCTCTCACGCTCGGGTCTCTCCGCCGCAGCGTCTGACGGCTGCGCAGGTGTTCGCAGACGAGCTCGATGAGGACGATGGTGTTGCCGAGGCTCCTGCACCTGCTCCGTCTCCGTTCGCATCTGCTGGCGATGCACCTCCCGCACTGAACGTCCAGGTTCCTACTGCGGATGAGCTTGAGGAGGACTCGGTGGCTCCGTCTGCGGCTCCGGCTCCTCCACCGGCTTCGAAGAACCGGCGTCGCCAGGCGGCACATTGATGAACTCCCAGATACGGGAATCGGGTGGCGGAATGTATAGAATCATGTCCTCATCTACAAAATAGGTAGTCTGACGATTCGGGAAATCTAAAACACGCGGCGTCGTACACGAGGTGGACTTCAAAGACAAAATACCACATTTTTTGCATTCATGAACACTCGGTATGCGCTCTGTAATCATGTCCGGAGTCACGATCCGAACATCACTCTTCAGGCAGTGCTCCAGAAAACTCAGCGGCTGAGTCCAGCCCTCGGCCAGGAACTTTTCAAACACGTGAGATGGAAGCTTTGACCAGATGTCGCCTGGGGAATCCCAGCCGTCCTCTTGGAAGAGAGTCGCGTAGTCATTGTCGCGAAACCACAGAATATGAAACAGCGCGTGGTCTTCGATGCTGTGCTCGACGAGACCTACACGCTGAAGGTCATCGTCATAGAGCCAGTACACGGTTGCATGCGTAAATCGAGGGTCTCGAGAGCCGCGATAGACCTCTCGACCGTCCATATCCCACAGATCCGACACAACATCGATGTCGTGTTCAGAAATGTCGGTAGAAATATCTCGATAGACGACGTTGGGATTCAGAATGGAGAACATGTTGTTTCTGTATGAGATTACTCGAAGGACACCTTTACCGTAACCGCATGAAGGCACACCGACTTAGTGGCACTGCGCGACAGCTCCTGGCGCTTGCGACCTTCCTTCGGCCGTACAACCGTAGAGCACTCCTCCATGTCTGCGTGAACCGCGTCGAAGTTCTCCTCCAGGTAGTCCAGAACCTCGTCCTCGATGACCCACGCGAAGAAGTTGAGCTGACCGACGGTGGTATCCAGTCCCATGAACTGAACGTGCTTGGAACGGCAGAAGGGGTCAAACATCTTCTTGCTGTACGCCTTGAGGTGAGCCTTGTAGCTCAGGTAGACAATGATGTGTTTGTTGGTTTTCTTCGTCAGGTATGAGACGTTGTTCTTTTTGGCATAGTTGGTGACCAGCCAATCGATGAGGCGCAGGCTGATGCGCGACTCCCCCGAGAGGATCTTCTGAACGCGCTCGAGGACATTGGGAGCAGAATATGTCTTCTCGAGATGATGCAGAACCCACTGCTCCTTGCTTTGAATCGTCTCCATATTGGAAACAGAACCGTTCATTGAAAATGGATTTTCGCTTATGTAGACGAGAGAAAGCAATGGCAGCAATGTACCCCAATATCGGCACACCTCTTGAAGATATTGAACCCTTCACGCAAGAACTTCATAGCACCGTGGATACAATGAAAGAAGCTCTTCTGACGGAAACGCGCATTCTAGAGGGCACCGCAGTTCCGACGTATGACGACTTCCGAGCTGCCCTCGACGAGAAGCGTCCGTATATGTCCCGAGAGTCTCTTGCGATTCTCGAAGAGCGACTGACGCAGTGGCTACTGGACAATCGTCCGTATACCTCGCTGAACCGCCGCATTCGGCAGTTCGCGCTGTACTGTTGCACTCTGCAGCCCGAGCTTCGGTTTGGCACTCTGAAGAAGGTTCTCTACCCGATGGCGCAGCGGCTCATGATGAGTGATGTTGGGCGGCTCTGGCAGCGTGATCGCTGCTTTGAGCGAGTCCTGCGTCTCTACGGCGAGAATGACCAGCGCACCGATGCCTGGCATGCCAAGCGATCGGAGATGATTACGGCTTCGGAGGTCTACCAAATCTTTGGTTCAGATTCTGCACGGCGCGAGGTTATGATGCGCAAGCTGGAGCCGCGTGCTCCAGGAGAGGGACCGCCGATTGCTCCTCTCCTCTGGGGGACTCGGTTTGAACCCGTGGCTAAGAAGATTTACGAAGAGCAGACTGCTTGCAAAATCTACGACGTCTCCTGCGTGCAGCATCCGGTTCATTCCTTTCTAGGCGCGTCTCCCGATGGTCTCATCGTACCCCACGATGAGAACGACGTTCGGCGGTACGGCCGTCTGGTGGAGTTCAAGTGCCCGATGAGCCGCGCGATGAAGGATGAGATTCCGCCAGGCTACGTGCACCAGATGCAGATGCAAATGGAGTGCACGGGCATTGACGAGTGCGAATATGTCGAGTTCCGCTTCAAGCAGGTCAACTTCTCGGAGTGGAACAAGAGTACGGACACCAAAGGGCATTTCACGGTGTACGAGTCGGGCAAGGTTGTCTACGATGTCGCAGACCATGTCGATGATGCGCAGGTTATCTACTGGCTACTGACTTCCATCAAGCGGGACTTTGTGCGTCGCGATCCCAATTGGCTCCCATCTCACTTTGATGGACTCAAGGCCTTCTGGAATGATGTGCTGGCTCACCGAGCCAACGGAACTCGTCCCGAAGAAACGAAGAAGGGTGTATCACTTGATTTGTAGACAACTGAACCACTTCTTCTCAGGAGGCGCGAAGTTCTTCGTCCATTCATCAATGGTATACTTGTCGGACATGCTGCGGTTGCAGCGAGCACAAATGGGAACAAGATTGTCGAGAGTCGTCTTCCCTCCCTTGCTCTCCGGAACATTATGACCGCATTCGTAATCGAATACAGTGATACGGTTCTTGCACCAGCGAATAGTACATTTTCCACTGAAGCGATGACCCATTCGAGTCAGCCAGACTTGCTCTCGAAGGGCTTTGGGAATCTTTGACTTCTTGTAGACCTCATCCATTTTCTTGATTACGCGATGTACGCTCTATACTGGTTTACCTGGAACGGCGTCTCCATTCCCGAGATTGGACCCATCGAGAACGGCGCGGGATCCATATGGTTCGTCCGCTGTGCGTAGGACGAATCCTCGGCCGACACCGTCTTTCGAACCTGAGTCTTGTCCAGGAACTCGGGCTGGAACTTTTCCTGGAACGAGACACGCGTCGCCAGGAATATCACAAGGATAGCGAGCGCAAACCAGATGTAGACACTCATTGTTGAACCGCACGAAAAAACGAACGACTTACATTCTTGCCTAAAGAAGCAACAAGATGGAGGATAAGGCAATTCAGCAGCTGCGTGTTATTCTCGAGCGCCAGGGTGCGAAGATTGACACGGTTGAACCAGTCCCCGACCAGGGCTCACTCGAGAAGGTTCGGCTGTTCAATATGGGAGACTACCTCGTCTTCTTTGGCGAGAAGCCCAAGATTGCCGAGAAGGATCTGACGACCTGGATGCGATTTGCAGAGGAGTCTCAGCAGAAGACGAAGATTGTCATTGTTACGAACTCGAAGCCTTCGCAGTATGTGGAGACGGTTCTGCGGAGCGTCATCGAGAAGAAGAAGGTTCTCTACTTCCACATTCGCGAGCTTCAGATTGATGTCGCGCAGCATCGGATGTTCCCTCCGCACTTCCTGTTTGATGACAAGTACAAGAAGGCGAATCCTCCTGTTGTCGAGCGGTACAATCGCTTCAAGATCAAGAACCCCGACGAAGAGCTTCCGCGACTGGACTGTCTCGACATCGGCGCGCGTCTTGTGGGAGCAACCCCGGGGGACATTGTCTATATCCGGCGGCACAGCGATACCGGTGGATACGTCGACTATTGGCGCCGCGTGGTAACGGATGTAAATCTTGATTAGTATCAATGAGTTCGTCCGGAATCCAGAGCATGTACCAGACGTACATTAGCGCGCAGACGCAGTATCGTGCGACGGGAGACGTCCAGTTCAAACCTGCTGCTGACGCAGCGAGAAATGCGATTGAGGAGTACATCGCGACTCTCGACCGCACAGCTCAAGAGCGAGAAACGTCGTTTCAGAATTACGTAGAGGCTCGAGCTAATTCGGGTGGCGAAATTGACAAACTTGCAGAAAAAGCCCGCGAGGTTCGAGAGAACACGAACAAGATTGCGGGGAAGTACATCGTGTCCAAGAATCTCAACGAGGATATTCCGATTGACTGGACTCAGTATTACGCGAAGTTTGCCATTCTCGGGGGACTCATGCTTGCGGCCGCAGCAGGTACATTCATTCGCTGAGAACTGCCGCCCGAGAACATCATGATAATCAGAACAGCAAGGGCAAAGACAAGCAGCAGAATCATATAGAACTCAACCGACCCATCTCTTTTTACTTGTTCGAACTCTCGAATGCGGCGCAGGGTTTCGACCTTGTCCTTGTTCTCGGAGAGGATGCTGTACTGCCGTTCAAGACTATCGAGAGTAGCTTCAAGCTCACGATTGAGGGTTCCGATTTCCTCGGACTGAATCGTAGAGAGAGCCCGGATAGTCTGCTCGAGAAGACTGAACAGTTCGCGGTTCTTGGTTCGAAGTTGAGTGATATCCTCGTCGGTGGGATTCGTTGACCGCGAGATAGCCGCAACGAGATCGTCATACGCGGCCTTCTTGGTGTCGAACTCAGTCTTGAGCTGGATGTAGAGACCGGGAGCAGGTGCTGCGGATGCGTTGGTCGTCGACGAGGCACCTGTTGGATTGGCAGGAGTGCCGGTCGTAGAAGTTCCCGTCGCACCCGTTGCGCCGCCTGTTCCGGGTGTGCTCACTGCGGCTTGGTCAAGGAAATACGCCTTCAATGCAGCACGAGTTAAACGGTCCATGACTTCATCCTCAACTCTTGGGGCAGAATCAATCACTGCCTGTGTAATCGGTGATGTTGCAGGCACATATTTATTGGTGTAGAACCACTCGATCGATTGCGCAATTGAATCTTTCGCAGCATCTTCCACCGTTGTTCCAGGAAGCGGTGATCCTGCCATTGCCGTCCGATAGGCAGTTTTATCGGCTTCGGGAATCATTCCCCAAATTCTGTTCTTCTCCGCACTGTCGTAGGGCGGTGCCTTGATAAGCGCTGTCGCTTCCAGCCCCTCGCGTCTCCGACTCATTGCAAGGAGGGCAACGGCAATGAGACTCAACACCACAATCGGATACATTACTTCTCTCTCATAAACAAAATGAAGTCGTTCTTCGAGATTGACACTCCTCGCCATACTCCCCTGAATACTACGGCGGGAGACTACACGCGGTATGTGCGGCTGATGGCAACCGCTGCGCCGTATATCCAGCCGGGTCAGGTGCTATCTGCCCCGACTCTGGGCTGGAAGTCCAACGAGCTGAACGCGCAGGTTCGGCTGATTGCACCGCTCTACGGAAAGATCAACGCTTTTATCCCGAACCGTAGATAAATGGATCCGATACTGGAATCCAATCCCGCACTCGCTGCTTCAAGAAATGCAATTGAAGAGCAGGAGACGAAGTTCAACCAGTCGTCGCGACTGCTGCGAGAGACCAACGAGGCTCTGAAGAAGAGACGCCCTCCCGTTCAACCCGACCCCAACAGCGAGCTCGCGAAAGAACAGTCGCGGATTCGTCAGCTGATTGAGAGAAACGCTCTCTTCATTCAGATTGTTCTGTTCCTCGTCTTCCTCTGCGCGATTGCGTATCTTGTGCTTCCGCTGAACATAGCGAACTATACTGCAGTGGCCATTCTCTCGATAGCTCTGATCTACAGAATCTTTTTCGTCGAGTAGACAATGAGTACGAACCGGGATCAGTCCACGGCAGCCGGTGCTCCCCGGTGTCCCAGCGGATGGAGAACATCCGCACAGAATTCACAGGAGTGCTTTCCTTCATGTCCCGCCGGTTACACGTTCAAAAACCCGGGAACAGGTGTCAACGCATCCGGAGTGGTCGACCCGAACCCAAGCTGTGTGTTCGACGGAAACCCCGAGTATTATGTCGTGGTGCGGAATGTCAATATCAACAGTCCACAGAGCGACTTTGACAACGAGCAAAGAGTTCTCAACGGCAACATCGCTGCGACGAACGCGGAAATCGGGCGAGGAGATCTGATTGAAAACGCGAAGAACGCCCTTCTCAGTGCAGAGAATGAACGTGGTGTCAACCCCGATGCCTACCAACAGGCACGAGTCTCGTACTATACTCTCCTCCGGGGAGATACATGGAACGAACAAGAACGCCAACGGGTTGAGAATGAGGTTCGCAGAGACATTGCAGCCTACCAAACCCAAATCAGCAGCCTAACGGGACGCATCAACTCGCAGTCGCAGTACACAGACATTGTGCAGGGAACATCTGATAAGGTTCTGCAGGCAAAGGATGACTTTGAATTCATGGCCGACTCATTCTCAAAACAGCTCGACAAGATTTATACCGAAACCCAGAAGCAGACTCGCGATGCGCAGAACCGGATTCTCTACGACATGTCGTGGATTGATACGATGCTGAACTGGTTCATCATCGCGGCGCTTGTTCTCGCGATCGGTGTTGTAGGATATCGACTCTATCAGAAGTACCAGTACTATTACGGAAAACAAACCCCGGTTGAGCTAGCTTTGTAGTCTTCAATGGAGCAAGTGTGTCGAATCTGTTACGAACCCGAGGACTCGGACTCTCAATTGTTGACGCCCTGCGAGTGCAGGGGGACAAGTGCCTACATCCACGAGGCATGTCTCGTGCGTTATCTCGATTACTACCCTGACGGAGTGTGCCGTGTATGCCTGGTCAAAATGCGAGTTCAGATACATCCCGAGGTCGGGACTGCACTCGCCGCTCTCATGCTCTCGTTCATCATTCTGAACAACGCCGCCATTCCGCTGATCGTCAAGTTCAGCCTCCTGGTTACAACGGGCGTTCTCATTCGCGGTCTCGGAACAGCTGGTCTTCTCTCTGTACGCTTCGTCATCGTGCTGACAGGTATGACACTCATGCTCATTGCGGCTCAGCACGATATCCGTACTCTCATCGCGATCAATATGATGGCTCTCCTCGTCGGGACTCTCATGACACTCGGCCTCTACGTCGAAATGGAGGGCGTTATGGCCTGTGCGGTCGCAGCCGTTGCCTATGTCTACGCGGTCTTCATGATTATTCGAATACTCTTTGAGATGGACGTCTGGACGAACATCGCAGCCATGAACATCATGTTTATGGGATGGTATGCCTGGTATATGTCGCGTCAGCCCTTGTTCGCTCCTGTTCCCTTCTAAAGTCAATGGAGGTGGTTGACCCAAGAACTGTTGCAGACTTTCAGAAAACAACCTTCTGTGGACACCAACGTCCCACCGTCGTAAAGGTTCTGATGCAGAACGTCCAGATGGGGCATGCAGATTACTCGTGTTATTGGTCTCTCGAGCTCCTGTGCTCGGGACTTGTTCATACTCTGTGGATGACTCTGTTTCAGGCAGCCGCACAGAACATCAATCGTGCGCAGCCCAACGTCTTTTTGTATTTAGCCGAAGCCTATGAGCGGTATGCGCCGATCGAAGACCGGTATACGCTATCTGACATGGTCACCATTCGAAACAACATGGACGTGCGTCGGATGGTTTGCGAGGCAGCCGCGGTTCTGGCAACGTGTCGCAAGAACAAGCTTCCAACTCTTCCAACCATCAAGCCAGCACACGACTTTGACCAGGTGACCATTCAGGAGACGATGAAAGCACCGTCGGCCATCTTTGGCAAGCTCGTTCTTAAGCGAGACGACCCTCTTGTGGTTGCTGTTCCTGTCAATGAAATCTGTTACTGCCTTCGGTCTGATGTCCGTGACTCAACTCGAGTGCTGTACTGGATGGCTTGGATCTACGCCTACTGCCGAGAGCACAAGAAACAGACCAAACAGGCACTCGTGTTTTCCAACCGTACGGACGAGCACGTTTCCGACGCGCACGGTCGGCACGTTGTCTGGATTCTCTGGGACTGCGTTCGAAAGCAGACACAGGCTCATTCGCGACCCTACATCGACATTCTCTACAAGATGTACTGTCTGCGTTGGTCTCCGGGCGATGCCAAGTCGCGTCAGGGGCTGCTAACCACTGCAATTCTTCTTGTGTGTGAAGGCGTTACCATCGACACAACTCCAGTCTCAGGACAAACCCTGGCGATTGCGAACATTCTCGAAGGAATCCCGGGTTGGCTTGATGCAATCATCCGAACGCAGAAGAGTTTTTCTGCCTAAAAAGATATACAAATGAAGCTCTCGATCCCTGGTGTCGGCGGCAAGTATGGCGCGGTTCTCAAGGCGGCGCTGCTGTTCTTTATCGTGGCGAACCCGCTGACGTACCAGCTGGTGGACACTCTGCTGGGTCCTCTGCTGGGTCGCATCGCCGGCCCCGGTGGTGCGCCCACGACTCTCGGCCTGATCGTCCACTCCCTGGTCTACGGTCTGGCGGCGGTCTATGTTCTCTAAACGAATCTGAAATAGCCTAACCAAAGAAACATCATACAGAATGTTCATCCCTGAAATCTCCGCGTCGAAGGTTGCCGGTCTGATTGGGCTCCACAAGTTCCAGAAGCCGGCAGAGGTTATCTATGGTCTCCTCCTCAAGGATGCAGCCGCGAAGGCTGCCATCGCCCAGATTGAAGCGGCGCATCAGCGTCAGGCCTTCAATGTGGTCGCCAACAAGCTGACTCGAGAGCAGCCCATCATGGACATCATCTCGGAGGGTCTCCGGCAGTGCCGCGGCACCAACAACGTCCAGTCAGTTCTGCGGAATGTCGAAGACCAGGCGAACACCATCTTCGACCTCCGGTACGACCAGTTCGAGCCGGCGGTTCGTTCCCAGCTCATCGACGAGATTAAGGGCAAGGTCTCGCGTCGGCGCGGTCTCGACAACGAGGAATCCATCCTCAACCAGTACGAGACACAGCGCGATGTCAAGGTGACGGAGCGGAACACCAAGACTATCAAGAAGATGTTCGAGACCTTCAAGCTGGTGGGACGCTGCGACGGCTACGTGGCTGCCGAGAGCCGCATCGTCGATTCAAAGGATCGCACTCGTGTCTGGCCGAATGTTCCGCTGTACGACGAGATTCAGCTCCGGTGCTACATGAACATGTACGACGCGCGCGAGGCCGAGCTCATCGAGCGCTTCCCCGACGGCAATGTGCGGCACACCAAGTATCTCAATGACCCCGAGAAGTGGAAGTCCATTGAGAGCGCGGTGACTCTCGCTGTCGCCAAGATGAACATGATGCTCAACGACGAGGAGGAGCTAAAACGAATTGTCTTCGAGAATACGATTTGTATGCAGAGCAATGCAGGTGAGAATCAGTACCGAGCCGCCGGGGGTGCTGCCATCACCATTGGCGACCTATGAGACCAAGTTCATCTACACTGGTCTCGGTTGGTTCAATTCGGAAAAGAAAACTCTCTGCAAACGAGTGGAGAAAGATGGGTGCGTGTTTCATTATGAGGCTATGTGGAACGGCACCGTCCTCTCTCGTGGTTACCATACGGAACTTGTCCGGGTCACCACGTATAGGGAAAACCCTAGGCTGTGGAAAGAGGAGACCTCACCTCACCAACAGCATTTCTTCGAGGAGATTCGCTGAATAGGAAACTTGGAAGCTAGCTTGGCTGCCGCAACGACTAGGGGAACAACTGTGTCAATCGAATACAATACTTTCTCCTTTTCCTCTGCAGCCAGCGAAGACTCTTTCAGAGCAAATCGCAGCGTTTTGAGAAGAACATCCAGCTTCTCGGGGCCTTTCAGTTCAGGAAACTGCTGAAGCTCGCGAGCAACTTCCAACACGGTAGGAATAAGGTTGTCCCAGTTGATGCGTCCCTTGACGAGGCGGTAGAGACCGTCGATACGCGCATCAAGAACTGCGTCTGCCATTGATGTTTGTTCTTATGGAGTCCAAACAAAGTAATGGAGGTTACGCAGTTCCTAAGTCTCGCACTGTCGAGCCTGGTGGTTATTGTCGTTCTACATTTCGTGGTCTTTTGGGTGGTCAAAACGATGTATCCTCCCCAGCCGGTGGCGCCTTTACCTATTCAGGTAATGCCAGTCCCTCCTCCGCCCCCTCCTGCTTTCACGGAGCCGCCTCCTATCAAGGAGAATGTCGATCGCGTCACCATACCTACGTATGAGGCGCCTCTACCCGTGGAAGCCGATGGTAAGGAAGAGCCCCGTAGAGGACCGCCACCTCCTGAAGAAACCTCAATTCGACGGAAGGCCGGGATGGATACTGCTAACGCATAATGAGGAGGGACTGGCAACTGCCCTTTTTGTGGACAGTAAGGAGAAGACCGAGTCGGTTTCCATCATATTGGACGAACGAGTCTTCTCCGATACGGTCATTCGCGCAGTACGTCTTTCGAAGGACGTCTTTTTAGCGTATGATCTGAAAACATTGAATGGGGTTCATATTTTTGAAACGCAGTCGTATGAGCGTCGCCAAGAGACCTTGCGAGGCATCTTGGAGATGTTCCATCATCCGGATTTGACTGCGTTGATTCTTCCCGAAGATGCCCCTGCAAGCGCAATCCTTCGGGGTTATGAATACTATGACGACCAACCCGGGACGCTGGGGGCTTTTCTTCCCGCGGAGGAATAAATGGCTCAGTGTGGTGCTCCTATGACTGCGGGTCGCCGCCGCCGAAACGGGCGCAAGACCCGGAAGATTCGCGGTGGTGCGATGTATGGATTCAATCAGGGAGAGGCGATCGGTGTCGGTGCGGCGTCGGTGAACGCGGTGGACAACACCCAGTTCTACAACTCGGAGACGGGTCAGCCTCGCACGGGTGGCCGTCGGCGGAAGTCCCGCAAGGGTGGTCGCAAGTCTCGCCGTCGGCAGCGCGGCGGTGCCTCGCAGGTGAGCATGGGTACCACCTATGCGTCGTTCGCGGGCACGGGCGAGCGCGGCATTGCGAACTACGAGCAGGGCGTTGTTCAGGGCAACAAGTTCTGAGTTCGGACAACCGCATCTGCCCAGACATAGGGCATGTAGTTCGTGTCGTTTGTGACAATGAAGGGACCACCTGCTTTCATCGCATGCAGGTACATGTTCTGCATTTCCATCCGCAGTGCATGATACCGAAACCATTCATCCCAAGAACGATAGGCACTCATCCCCGCCGAGATGAGCGCGATCGTATCGTACTGACCCAAGAACAACAAAAATACGGTTATCATCGGCACGAGAATCATGTCGCTGATACGTCGTACGATTCCCTCCATCGAACGAGGGTCACAAATCCTGCGCAGTTGAATATAGTCCTCCGCTGTTTTGAACGGATTCTTAAACATTCTCCTCGATTGTTATTCCGTCGCCCGGAAAATCGAGTTGATTGAACGTCTTGGGCTCCATGTACGCGAGCTTGCGTCCAGGAAGTATATGATGAACCAGCTCATTCGTGATGTGATTTCCAACGACGAGATACTTGTCAAGAGTACGTGTGAGGTCGGTCTCCGTCTCGGGATTTCCAACCCAGACCCACGGCCGCTTCGGTTCCTTCTCGAAAGGCGTGCGAGGCCAGGTACTCGGAATCGGCTCACCCGAATAGAGAACACAGATACGCTGGTTGCCGTGCGTGTCGTACCATTCCTCGGTGTAGATACATCCATCGGGGACAGTCTTCATCGACGCATCAAAGACGATATTGTCCTCGCTGTGAAGACCGCGGTGATGGGGGCGAATGCCGTTCTCGAGAGAGGGACGAGGAGCTCTCGCCAGTTTCCAAAGTTCCATCGCCCTCGTGACGAGTGTCAGCAGGAACATGGCTACGCTGTAGACAAACATATGGTTCTTCTTGCGTTGTCCTTCTAAACGGAGATTAGAGCTCACGTCCAACCGCATTGCTGTCCTCGGGGGCGTCCCACGGGCTCTCCGCGCCGCGGTTCTTCATTCCCTCGCGAGTGAACACGGTCGTAATGATGTACTGGTCAAAGTCAGTACCCATCGCGATGGCCGTTCCGAGAGCCGTGATGATGAACGGGGTCACGACGAGGAACCAGGACACCGGTGTCAGACCCACACCGCAGAAGATGTCCAGAACAAAGATGGCCGCGACACCGACAAGCAGCTTGATAACAAACGTGATCCACATTCCCAGAGAGGCATCCAGACCCAGTTGAATCACAAGGAAAATCGCATACAGCAGGGCGGGCGGACAGAGATCTTCGATTATCCGCATTTGCTTTTCGTCAAGAAATCGTTTACATTCTTCGAGAAAGGACAAACAAAATGGAGGTTGAAGCCATGAACGCCGCGATGGATCTCTATGAGAACAAGAACGATGAGCAGTTCCTTGCACTCTGCAAGGAGAAGGGTCTCGACATCGCCGTCGTGCATGACAAGGACTATGTCAAGACGTATCGTGTTCATAACATCGTCGACGTGACGATTCACCGGAAGCCGGGCAAAGCGGTGTCGGTTTCGTTGGCGGTTATTGCGAGTTAAACACACCTGTTGAACTACACAAAATGGACTGTGTGCAAATGGTGATGGATCTCGCAAATGTATCACAGGAGGTTGCAACGGCAGCCCTGGACGAGCACAAGGAGGTCTGGTTGGCTATCGACGCGCTCATTACTCGTCCTACGACGGTAGGAGACCGGTTTGTTCCGCCCCCTCCCGAAATTGACCACGGACTTACTCGCGAACAGGAGGCTCTTTGCCGCCGTGGGCGTTGGCTCCAAGACCAGGTTAACGCTGTATTCTCAGTCGCCCATTCGAAAATCCGAACCCTGCCCGACCAGGATTTACAGGCTCTCGAGGACGCGGCGCCTCCTGTCGAGATCCAGGAGTTGGATCACGAGCAACTACCGCCATCGACGACCGCACCTGAACAGGATTCTCCCGAGAGAACTGCTCAACCAGTCCAGCAATCCGAGGCGCTTCAGTGAAGAGGTTCATTGCCTCGATATGCGCCTTGGACTGTACGGCTCTCTCTGAATACGCAGTCTCGTCGTCCAGCGATTCAATTGCCGTTTTCCACTCGTCGATGTTGTCGCGGGACACAGCAATTCCGGCAGGCTGAATCCACGCATCGAGGCCTTCCGTGCTTCCGCCGGGGTACAGCGACTTCTCAACGGGCTTGGAATAGAGAACGGGAATTCCATTAATCATTGCCTCAACAGCAACGCGTCCAAAGCTCTCGTAATAGCTGGGCACGAGCAGAATACGGGTTCGTCGCAGGATGTTGCGAACATCGTCATCGAAGGGAACCCACTCAATGTTCTGGGGAGGCGACGCTGGAAGAACGCGCTCTCCATAATACGGAAGAACGCCTAGGAACTTCCGGTTTGGCATTTGCCGTGCAATGTCCAGGAACTGATGGACGCCCTTGTTCTGATTCGCATTGATAAGCGTGATTTTGTCTCCGCGGAACTCCTCGGGAATCACGATCTTGTCGCGATGCATAATCGGACGCACGACTTCGGTGCGCGCGATGTTGCTTGGCCACGGAGTAACGTTCTTTCGATAGTTCGGCTCCATGACCGAGTTTATGAAGCAAATCATCTCCTTCCACGAGGGGTTCCAGTTCGCGGCAATCGTCGTATAGTTTCCGTCGTAGTGACACGTTGCAATAACGGGGCGATTGTAGCCTCGCGAGTTCAGTTTCCGAACATCGGGAAGAACGGGCGCGTGAGGGCAAATCCACACCTCCGATGTATCAAGGAACGACGTAGCTGCGCTGTAGTGCATAAAGCGAAACCCTCGATAGCTTCCTCCGCCGTAGCCCTCCTTCGGGATTTTGATCGTCAAAAACACGATCTGATGACCGCGCCTTTGAAGCTCAATCGCTAGGTCAATATCATGCAGGAATGCCCCACACAAGTCGGGCATTCGATTGGCAAAAAAGAGAACCTTCATTATTTTTACGCATCCACTCTCTTTGTCTGAACTAGGCGCGTCGCGTCTCCGCCTCGAGTCCAGGACTCCACCCAGTTGTTGGGGTTGGTGTATTCCTGCCGCTTGACGGAGATGAGCGGCTGGTAGAAGTTCGGAATCGCCTTGTCCATGATGGTCGACGCTTCCTTGGTATTTCGCGGAGGCGCACTGTGAATCAGACCCGACTCGTCGTCGACCGCCTGGGGCTCACCGCCACCGAGATAGGGCGTCGTCGAGAACGGCCGCGCCCAGAGCTGCTTGGGTCCCTTCTGCCGCCAGGCACCCGGAGTACCCCAACGAAGATCGGTATTTTCATCGACCTTGCAGCCCGTTCCCGGCTGTCCAAATCCACCGATGGGAACAAGACCGGGCTGATCCGCCATCGCCGCCGCAGGATTCAGAGTATCCGAGCAGCCTGCGGTCAGAGACGCTGTCTGACGCGTGAGAGAGGAGTTGTTGGCAAAGTCCTTGGCATTGTTCTCGTACACATCATTGCGGATACGAGTCGGGGCGAAAAACCAGTCGGCGACGTTTCGTGTCGTCATCTCTTATACACAAACCCAGAAAGATTCGCAGAAAACGGACCTAGAGTCTCCAACCAGTAAACAAGCAACATGGAGCGCATTCTTCAACCCTGTGATTGGTACGAGCACGATGCGCAGGGAAAATACGTGGTGGACGTCTTTGGTCGCACCGACCAGGATCGTGTAGCCTGCCTGCGCATCACCGGTTTCAAGCCCTTCTTCTATGTGAAGGGACGGAAGCCCAGTGTTGGTACCTGCAAGATGGTCTCGAAGTATGATGTCTTTGCGGGATTCCACGACCTGAAGAAGACGGATGTCTGGCAGGTGGAATGCGCAAGTAAGTCCGAGTTCAGCAATGCGGTTCGTGAGGCAAAGGACGGTGTTCTCTACGAGTCGAACATTCCTCCGTTTCTGCGGCTGTTCCATACTCGGCACCTGGGTCCAGCCAGTCCCATTCGGTTCTCAGGAATTGCCCAGGGTCCTCCGATTGACCGCGAGACCGAGGAGCCGCTGTTCCAGGTCGAGGAGTTCTACAGCTGCGAGTACACCAAGGTCGAAGCGGCTCCCGATGCGAACATCCCTCTGCTAGTGGCGTGTTACGATTTGGAGATGTACTCGGCCTCGGGTATGTTCCCGCGGGCTCTTGCTGGAGACCCCATCATTCAGATTGGTATCTCCTACCGCTGGTCGGACGACATGCTCGACCCATCTCGTCGCGTGGTCTTCGTGGTGGGCGATGTCGACCCTTCAGGGGACGACACCGAGTTTGTGGCCTGTCGCGATGAGGAGGACATGCTTCGGCGGTTCGCGGCCGAGATTAAGATTGAGAACCCAGACATCATGTGTGGGTACAACACCTTCGGTTTCGATGACGCGTACATCGAGGATCGGTGCAAGGCTCTGGGTATCCTCGATGACATCTGTCTAGGTCGGTGTGCGGCCAAGATGAAGGACGAGCGTAGCGGTGTCTGGCGCAATCGGTTCTCGGAGA